AGCATGTATAACTATTACGCTACGCAGAACTCGGACGGCCGGACTTTTTCAGAGCGGCGCTTTGGGCTGCAGCCGGTCTACACTGCAACTGCCACGACAGGATTGGGCCTCTTTACGTTCAATACGCAGGTTCTGTCGATCATCGGCACGACTTTCTACGTGAACGGTGTTTCGACGGGCACGGTGGACGGCACGAGCCAGTACCAGTTCACGCTGACGGGAGCCGGCGGCACAGCGGTTTTCCTGAAGAACAATTCGGCAGCGTACACGTGGAACGGCACCGTATTGACGCACGTCACGGATGCCAACTACCCTGCGACCACGGTGCCCGGCGTCGCATGGCTCGACGGGTACGTGTTCGTTCTGACGCCTGCGGGCGTGCTGGCCAACAGCAACCTGAACACGCCTGCGACATGGAATGCGCTGAACACGATCAACGGCAGTCTTTCTCCTGACGCGGCCGCGCAGGTATGCCGTTTCTTCAACTATGTGGCCAGCTTCGGTCAGTACTCGCTGACGTTCTTTTATGACGCCGGCAACACGCCGCCCGGAAGCCCGCTGCTGCCGAACATTTCCGCCACATGCAATATCGGTTGTGCAGCGGGTAACTCGCTGGTGGCGACGGAGAATACGGTATTCTGGATCGGCCAGACGCACCAGAAGGGCCGGAAAGTCTACATGCTGAACGGTCTCGTGCCGACACCTATCTCGGATACTTTCATCGAGAAGGTGCTGAACGGCGACCCGCTGACAAACGTACACGCGTACTACATCGAGATAAATGGTGCAGGGCTCTATGTCCTGACGCTCGGAGTGAGCAACTGCACGCTGGTCTTCAACGTCGCAACGCAGACGTGGGGACGCTGGTCGAGTACGGCTCTCGGGGCTCCGCAGACCGCAGTGAGCGCGACGGTTACGAACGGTATTGTAACGGTGAACCTGCCAAACCACGGGCTCGCCAATCCGGCTATCGTCAAGGTTACCAGTTCAAACTCAGGTAGCATGTTTCTCGGTACGTTCGTGGTGACGGTGATCGATGGAAACACGGTAAGTTACGCCGTGAACAGTAACGCTATTGCCGGCGGCATCAACAATAATCCGATCAACACCTTCGCGATTAACGACGAGACGGTAGGCGCGGGGAACACGAACGGCATCGGCAACCTGACGGTTACGCCCTACGTACAGAACGCCTTCTCGCCGGGCTTTTACGCGTACGCAAGTAACACTGACTACCTGCTCGATGTCGCGAGCGGAACGACGTACCAGATGCAGCAGGGCGTTTCCAGCGATAATGGCATGTTCATCTACGGACTCCTTCGTACGAATGCTGGGGATTTCGGTTCAAACAAGGAGAAGTTCTTTCCGACCATCGAGGTGATTGCCGATAAAGTCGATGACACGGCCTATGTCGGGTACTCAGACAACGATTTCGCCACCTTCGGCGCGTTTCGTCCTGTGAACCTGGGGTCTGATCGGGCGTTGTTGCGGCGTTGCGCGGCTTCGCGCCGCCGTGCTTTCTCGGTCCTGTACATTGGCGGCTTTCAGGTGCGTTTTTACCAGCTGGAACTGCCGAACATGAATGAAGGTGCCTTATGAAACTTGCCGTGGAAACTTTTACGCCCGAACTCGCGGCGGAGATCATCCCGCTTGGTCAGCAGGCGTGGGATGAGTGCTCCGAGATAAAGAAGGACACCTGCGCCTATCACGGGCAGCGGGGGCTACCGATCGACCCCAACATTGAGCAGTACCTCCTGATGCAGGAGCACGGGCACCTGGTGGCCATGTCCCTCCGCGACGATGACGGCGCCTTGCGTGGCTACGCCTTGATGATCCTCTACCGCAGTTTGCACCTCAAAGACGAATTGTGCGGTAATGTAGACACATTTTACGTCCAGCCGGAACACAGGCAGTCAATGCCCAGATTCATGTCTGGCGTGGAGGAAGAACTGCGCTCGCGGGGCGTCAGCATCATCGGATGGCCTGTGACGCTCGCAGGCAAGATGTACGAAATACTGAAGAAAAGGGGCTACATCGGCGATGACATCGTGATGGAGCTGAAGCTCAAAGACCTTCCTGCCGGAGATCAACCATGTGCGTAGTAGCGGGATCGGTGGCAGCTGGGGTAGCGGGATCCGTAGCGGGAGACGCGGCATCGTCCATCTTCGGTGGAGGTGGCGGGTCCTCGGCCGCGCAGGGCGCGACAAACATCGCAGGGGGTATCCTGTCGGCGCAGGAGGCGCAGCAGCTTGCGCAATCCGTCAACCCGTTTGGCCAGTACAATTCGCAATTCGCCTCACAACTGGCGGGACTATCTGGTCCGGGAGCACCAGGAGGATGGACCTACGGGAACCCCTCGTCGTCAGGTTTAACCGAACTGTCCAACCTGGTAAACGGTTATGCCGGTGGCGGTACGGGCACCAACGGGCTGACAACAGCACTCAATGGCCAGGCCATTGGCCAGCAGCTTAACAACCTCGTCGCCAACCCGTCGAGCATCTATCAGACGCCGCAGTATCAGGCGGCATTCGGGCAAGGGCAAAACGCGGTCAACGCGACGCTGGCGGCGCAGGGGTTGAACGCGTCCGGTAACCAGCTTGCCGCGCTCCAGAGCTACGGTCAGACTTTCGGGCAGAACGCCTACAACACGCAACTATCGCAACTATCGGGCCTGTACGGCCAGTCGTTGGGCGCGAACCAGCAGGCGTACAACCAGATTGCAGGCATGAATCAGCAGGGGCAGGCCCAGAATGCGCAGGCGTTCAGTCAGATGGCGCAACTCTCCGGTCTGTCAACGGGTTCGCCTCAGGCGGCAGCGCAGCTGCTCACCCAGGGGTACTCCGGCGCAGGCAATGCGATTGGCCAGGGCATCGGTCAGCTTGGTACTGCGGCGGGGAATCTGCTCGGCGGCCTTGGCGGCACGACAAGCAATCCGTTCTCGGTCGGCGGCACGACGACCTCGGAGGACATCTCAGGCAGCGGGGGTCTGTTCGGCACCTCGGCCGGGATAGATTCGGGCGGCGGCTATACGTACAGCGGCACCAACTCTTACGGGTTCTGAACATGGCCGGATATCCGAAATTGTGGGGGTCGATGCTCACCGGGATTGCCCAGGGTTTCGACAACTACCAGCAACAGCAGCAGAACCTCCAGTACACCCAACAGTCGAGGTCGAACGAACTCGCCTCGCAGCAACTCGCGAATCAGGCCCAGCAACTGCAGAACCAGCAATACCAGCAGCAACTGCAGAACGCCCAGTTGACGCAGCAGTTTGCACAACAGGGCCTGCAGGACGCCTCAAACCCTTCCGGCGCCGGGCAAGCTACGGCTGCGCCTCAGGGTGCGGCCCAGCAGCTTGCGGGGGCAGCCGCGCCCCAAGGTGCTACGCAATCGGGCGGTCAGGTCACGTATGGCAACTTCAAGCCGCAAGGCCCGTTGTCCGTCCAGCAGCTAGCCGGTCTGGACCAGAAATATGGCTTGCCGAGCGGCACCGCGTATGGCCTCATGGCGGCCGAATCCAGCGGCAACCCGGATGCCGTTTCGAAGACCGGCGCCGTGGGCCTGTTCCAGGTTGAGCCGACCACGGCGCAGCAGCCGGGGTACGGCCTGAAGCCGTTCGATCCGAAAGACCCGGACGGCGCGCTGTCGTACTTCGCCACGATGTACAAAAAGGCTGGCGGCGACATGAACAAGGCGCTGGCGTACTGGAATGCCGGGCCGGGAGGCAATCCGAACAACCCTGAGACGCAGGGCTTCATCCCGCGCGTCCAGAAAAACGCGCAACTGTTCGCGCAGGCCCAGCAGCTCGACACATCGAAGCAGCAGCCGACGCCGGCGGACCAGATCACCGCGCGCACGGATGCGGGCGCGCCGACGCCGATCACGGCTTACCAGCAGGCGACGCAGGCGCAGGGTCAGCAGATTCAGGCCGCGCTCGCTTCAGCCAAGCGTGCGGAACAAGCGGGCTATCCGCAGCTCGCGCAGCAGTTCTACGCTCAGGCGAACAAGCTGCAGGACCAGCAGATCGACCTGCAAAGCAAGTCGCTGGGCGTGCAGAAGGCGGCGAACGCCGACGTTGCGCAACTGGCTACGGGCGTGAAAGACCAGTCGAGCTACAACAACCTGCGCCAGCAGATTGCCCAGAATCCGGCCATGCAGGCGGCAGTTGCGGGCCTGAACCTGACTGGCGATTACGATCAGGACCGCAACAAGCTCCAGACACTGGCCGATCGCACAGTCACGCTCAAAGACCAGCAGGATCTGCAGATCAAGCAGGGTGAACTGCAACTCAAGCAGCAGGCGGCGCAGCGCGCGCAGCAGAAGGAAGACCAACCGAAGATTGCGCAGCAGCAGGCGATTACGGCGGATCAGACGCGCAGGCAGACGATTGCGGCGAAGGGTATCCCGTTCGCGCCGTCGATCGCCGCTACGGCGCCGGTCGGCACGACTTCAGCACAGGTGCAGCAAGCCCAGAAGCAGATCGCGACCCAGAACGCCGCTTACGACAAGGCGAATGCGCCGGCCGTGCAAGGCGCGAAAGCGGTGCGCGATCAGGCGGCGCAAGCGTTCGTGATGATCGACAAGGGCGGACTCAGCACCGGCGGCGCGATCAACACGGCGCTCGATGCTGCAGCCCCGTGGGCGCTGAGCCCTCAACAACAGCAGTTCAACAAGCTCACGAACGGCCTGGTGCAAAGCATGCAGCTTCTTGCTGGCGCCAATGGTGGCGCACGCTCGGCGTCCACCGCAGCGATGTACCGTAACTTCGCCATGGCCAAGCCGAATCTCCGTCTGTCGGAAACCGCCAACAAGGAAATCGCGCACGGCCTGTACGTGGGCGCAGCGGCGCAAGGCCAGATGAACAGTTTCCTCGACGAGTACCGGCAGGCGAACCCGGATGCGACGGTGCAATCGGGCGTGCTCGCGT